CATGAGTTCAACAAGGCAAAAAAGAAAAAGCCAAAGTTCATTGGGTTCGAGGGAAACCATGAGAACAGGATTAAAACTGCTATTTCACACGATCCTAGAATACACGGTCTTAGGTATGGTGTATCTTTTGATCACCTTAATTGTAACAGGTGGTTTGATGCTTACCATGAGTATTCTAATGGAGCCCCTGCAATTGCAAATATCGATGGGGTGGATTATGCTCATTTCATTGGTGCTGGGAACTATGGCAGGGCTATCAGCGGCATACATCATTCTTATGGCATTGTACAGAAACGGTATAATTCAGCGACTGTAGGTCATTCTCACAAACGAGGAATGTATTTTAAGGATGAAGCCAACGCCATTGGTGCTGTTGTTGGGTGTTACAAAGGTGGTGATGAAGGATGGGCAGGACAATCAAACGGAGAATGGTGGACAGGTATCCTGGTGAAACGTAATATCGAGAACGGTATGTACGACCCTGAGTTTATATCAATGAGCAGACTGGAGAAAGAGTATGCGTGAAGTTAGCTTAGGATACGTAATCAGGTGGAAGTGGAAGAAGCACTATGACTACGAGCCACGTATATATTCCACAAAGGAAATGGTACATAGCGAGGTGCAAAGGTGGGGTGGTCAGTCTGTAGGAGAATACACTGCTGTTGAAGTATTTACAAAGGAGGAGAAAGAGTATGGACTATAATTTAGATGAATTGACCTTTGCTGATTACCAGCTAGAGGCTAACAAGACAGCAGTTTACTCTGGTAGTTTGGACATTATGTATCCTGCTATGGGTCTTGCTGGCGAGGTGGGAGAACTCTTGAACAAGATCAAGAAGCACTTCAGGGACGGTACACCCCTAGACAGGGAGGATATGGTTGCTGAACTGGGTGATGTGTTGTGGTACATGGCAGCACTAGCTACAGACCTAGACATTGACTTTGAGGAGATACCTATAGCAAACCTGGAAAAACTCAAGTCACGTATGGAGCGTGGTGTTATTGGTGGAAGTGGAGACTACAGATGAAAATTAAGTTGAATTACTACCAAATGGATAAGGTTGTTGTAGAGTCGCTGACCTCACGCTTAAAGGTTTTGTTGAACCCAAATACTGACGTGGATGTGACCTTTGATAAGAAGGCATCAGACATCAGTGCATTTTGTACTACACTACGTTACTACACAACAGAAGATGAGTTCAATGAGATTATCGAAGGGTTGAACAAATGAGTAATTACCTACCGACTGACTACCAATCGTTTATCCACAAGTCACGATACGCCAAGTGGCTAGAGGATGAGGGACGACGAGAAGAATGGCCTGAGACTGTTGAGCGTTACATGAAAAACGTAGTGGGTGATGTTGATTGCTACTTTGAGATTGAGGAGGCGATTGTCAACCTTGATATCATGCCTAGTATGAGAGCCTTGATGACAGCAGGTAAGGCAATGGATAGGGATAACACCTGTGCCTACAACTGCTCATATCTTCCTGTTGATCACCCAAGGTCATTTGATGAGGCTATGTTCATCCTGTTGTGTGGCACTGGTGTGGGGTTCAGTGTGGAACGTGAGAACATTGAGAAGCTACCACCAATCTGTGAGACCTTTCGCAGCACAGGTGAAATCGTTGTTGCTGACAGTAAGGAAGGGTGGGCTAGGGCTTACAAGGAACTCTTGGCTGACCTGTGGGACGGTTACATACCTACTTGGGACGTGTCAAAGATAAGACCTGCTGGTTCTAAACTAAAGACCTTTGGTGGTCGTGCCAGTGGCCCCGCTCCTCTTGTTGACCTGTTCAATTTCACCATTGATGTCTTTAAGGGTGCTGCTGGTCGTAAACTGACTGACCTTGAGTGCCACGACATCATGTGTAAGATAGGGAAGGTAGTTGTTGTTGGTGGTGTGAGGCGGTCTGCAATGATTAGCTTGAGCAACCTTAGCAGCAACAGAATGGCAACAGCTAAGTCAGGATCCTGGTGGGAGAACAACCCTCAACGCCAATATGCTAATAACTCTGTGGCCTACACAAGCAAGCCTGACGTAAATGCGTTCATGCGTGAGTGGCTTAGTCTTATGGAGAGCGGTTCAGGTGAGAGAGGCATCTTCAACCGTGAGTCAAGTCAGAAACAGGCTGGGAAGAACGGTAGGCGTGATCCTGCACATATGTTTGGCACGAATCCTTGCTCAGAGATCATCCTTCGACCCTACCAGTTTTGTAACCTTACAGAGGTTGTTGTAAGAGCCACAGACACAATCGATGACCTTGAGCGTAAGGTAAAACTGGCAACCATCCTAGGTACTATCCAATCAACCTATACACACTTCCCATACCTACGCAAGGTGTGGCAGAAGAACACTGAGGAAGAGCGTCTTCTAGGTGTGTCGTTAACAGGTGTGATGGACAACACCTTGATGACAACAAAAAACAAAGGTTTGGAGAAAACTCTTGAACATCTTCGTAATGTCGCTGTTGATACTAACAAAGTTTGGGCTGATCGTCTTGGGATTCCTGTGGCCGCTGCTATCACTTGTAACAAGCCTAGTGGGACGGTTTCGCAGTTGGTTGACTCTTCATCCGGTATTCACACTCGTTATAGCAGGCATTACATACGGACTGTTCGTGGGGATAATGGTGATCCTCTAACTCAGTTCCTGAAGGACAGCGGTGTTCCTAATGAGCCTGCGGCATTTAGTCCTGACACGACCACTGTGTTCAGTTTCCCAATGTCGTCACCAAAAGGGGCTATTGTCACATCTGATGTTAGTGCCATTGACCAGCTAGAGACTTGGCTCATGTACCAGAGGCATTGGTGTGAACACAAGCCTAGTGTAACCATCAGCGTAAGGGATGATGAGTGGGTTGAAGTTGGTGCGTTTGTGTACAAGCACTTCGATGAAATGTCAGGTGTTAGTTTCCTGCCATACGACAGTCACACTTATCAGCAGGCTCCCTACCAAGAAGTCAGTTGGAAAGATATTGTTGACCTTAGAAAGGAAATGCCTAAAGAACTTGATTGGGAGTTGTTGAAAACTTATGAGACTGAAGACAATACCCTTGGTAGTCAGACCCTAGCTTGCTCTGGTGACTCTTGTGAAATTGTAGACTTAATATAGGAGAATTGAAAAATGAATAACGATGTTAAGACACCTTGGAAGATTACAGCCCTTGTGGTACTCATCGCACTTGTTGCTATCTTCATGTCCACACTTCTTGTAGGGGCACATGAGTTCACCAAATCAAATGAGACAACTGTTTTTATGAGCGGGGATATAGATGCAGGGGCTACAAAAGAGCTTAAGGCTTACCTGGAAAATAACAAAAAGACAGACACCATCATTCTCAGCAGCAGGGGTGGCCTGTTTGCAGAGGGGATTATGCTTGGGTTGTTGTTTGATGAAAAAGGATTGACAACAGTGGTGTTGAAGAACCAGTATTGTATCAGCTCTTGTGCGTTTGCATTTCTAGGTGGGAAGAAACAGGCTCTTAATGGCACACTTGCTTTCCACAGAGCATACACAGAAGACAAGTCACTTGGTATGAACGAGTTGTTTGGTGATGGTCAGCAGGTCGGTGGCTTCACAGTGTGGTATCTTATCAAAATGGGGTACAACAGCCAGTTGGCATACTTCATCCAAGCAAAGACCTCTGTAAACACCTTTTTTGTTTTCACAGACAAGGCACTCTTGGACATGATGTTTGTATCCAGTGATGACAACACACCTGTGTCAAAGTTCTTGGAGCCTACAGGTGTAACAGCACAGTGGATGAACGCTAGAATTAAGTCAGGTGGGGAGTTTTAGAAATGAAAGTGACACTTGTGACACAGGCTTACTGTGAGAGTTGTACAAAGGCAAAGGGACTCTTAGACTCCCACAACGTCAATTTCTCAATATGTTCTCTTGACCATCAAGGTAGTACGGAGTTACGGAGGTTGTTCGATAGCCAAGGGATACGCACTGCACCTGCTGTATTTGTAGATAGGCAGTACATAGGAGGTTATGAGGACTTGAAGCAATTCCTAGAGGATAACGAACCATACATGGATGACCAGTACAGCTTTGGGGAGAAACTGGATGGAGAGTAGTAAGGAGAGGAGCCTCCAAGAGCTTCTACAGGAGATGACAGAGAGGATTGTAATGCTAGAACTTAGGCTGGAGCTACTTGAAAACTTTGTGGCCCCAGACCAGTTTGAAGCTACAACCCTACACTAATCTGCAATCTCACAGATCACACCCTCAAAATTGCAGTCGGCTTCAATTGCAGTAGTTGAGCCGATTGCTCTAATTCTTATGTCTGCATTTTTAGGCACGATAAAGTAAGGCCTGAACTCTATGTTCTCTGAGTTAGATCCTGTGGTAGCTAACGTGGTTTGGAATTTAGGCAGGAACAGGCCACCAACCTTACGGATTTCCATATCAAAATCGACAGTAGCACTTGCCTTCTTACCGACTGCAAAGTGCATTTCTGTCATTATGAAATAGTCAGTGTTACTAAATGTTGTTGAGCCTTTGAAACTTGTGTTCTGCCCAGCAGGAATTTTCATGTGTATCTTGGAAGCTGTCTGAGGCACACCGCTAGTTACAGTATCATCCTCATAGATATAAACATCACCAACAAGTGTCGTTGCACCTGCGTTGAAAGCACGGCTGACTCTAGCTAGAGGTGTAACCAAAGGTGTCTCTGTTTGACCGGCCAGGGTGACTGTTTGAATGACAAAGGTAAACTGTGCATCTGTCCCTGTACCGCTAACAGTGTGCCCTTCTATAGTCATGACCTCTGTGTCACTACCACTAGAGCTTGATATTGAATCGATTGCGTTTGTGGTTGCATAAGTCTCGTTACCTCCCTGTTCCCAGATGGTTTCGATAGAAGTGCCCAGAGACTCGTTCTTACCAAATTTCAACAGTGACTTGGCTTTAGGTCGTACCCTGTCACCATAGGTGTTGTCTATCTCTTCAATAGCATGGCGAATCCAGAAGTCGTCTTCCCTTGTGCCGTAGTTTCTATCCCATACCATGATATGTCAGCCTTTCTGTTGTTGCTGTCTTGTGTAATCAAACTCTGATATTTTGAAAAAAGAACTTTCGTAGGTAGTCTTCCTATCTATCCCAAACAACACCTCAATTGTCTGAATACTCCTAATGTAACAGGGTACATCAAGAGGTGTGTTTTTAGGTACTGAACCCCACGACCACACAGTTTTGTTAGGAAGTCTGTTGTTAAAAAATAGGCTCCCTGTTGAGGTAACTTTTCCTACCAAGGTATCTTCGTTTTTCACTACACACCTTAGCTCGTCGTGCCATTCAATAGAGTAGTCTCCAGAGGTGTAGTTCTCTACTGTAGAGATAAATTTGAGAGGCTCCCCAACAGTGTAAACCTCTTTTGTAGGTTTGATGCTAAGGTATTTGTACCAGTAAGTTGTAGGGATAGAAGATGCTGACAACACAAGGAAGGCAACAGCTATGATCAAACCAGCTAAGAACTCTGTGGCTTTCATTACGATGCCCCTTGTTTTATAATCTTTAGCAGCCAGTCCCACCCTACTGTGATTCCTAGTGCCACTGCTGCTATCCAACCAGCGGTGTTCCTTACTGTAGTTGCCAACCACTTCCACCTTTTGTCTTTCTCAATTATTTCTCTTAGTTCAATCTTCTCTTCGTCTGTAAGATCAGGTTCCATAGGTAATGGCCCTCCCTCGTTGATTGGTCATTTGCATCTATCCGCTCTGTAAGACCTAGGGCAGAACGTCTGATCGTATTTCACGTTGCCGTTTTTGTTACAACACTTCAGTAGCGGTCTGCGAGACATGCGCTCACGGTCGTCGTAACTTTCTGTTCCAGAGTCTGCACCCGCGCTTCCAGAGCCGTTCGAACTTCCGCCCGCGCTTCCACCAGAGTTACCCGTGTCTCCGCCAGAGCTACCCGTGTCTCCGCCAGAGCCGCCGCTATTTCCTCCACCGTTGTTGTTTCCACACCCGCCACCACCGGACTCGTTTCCTGTTCCGTTGCCACCTCCGTTTCCAACTCCTATTCCGCAGTTACCGCCACCTGATTGAGCGTGTGCTGCCGTGCTTACTATAACGGCAAACAGAATGGTTATAATTATACGCATGGAAATGCTCCTTTGTCTTTCTCAATTATTTCTCTTAGTTCAATCTTCTCTTCGTCTGTAAGATCAGGTTCCATAGCCTTATCACTTTCTGTTCAAGAACCTCTGTGTTACCGCTATTCCAAAAACAGAGGTTACTATGATATAAAAGTGTTCTTTAAACCATTCTGGGAGTTCAAGGGGGTTTATGTAGTCACTGGCGAAAGTGCTGTCAATGAAGATAGCAGCTATGTACATGCTACAAGTCAGTTCAGCAACAAAGAGAGGCAGTCGTCCCATCCATGAGCTGAACTTGATCTTTCTTACACTTGTGTCAGCCTCTATGGATACACGCTTTGTACCCTCTCTTAGTTTCACCTTGTCTTTTTCGTTGTCCAGATATTTTTCACCTATCCTCAAGAAGGGTGACAAGATAGCCCCCACCAGCCACCTTATCATTTGAAATAGACAGGGCTGTGTGTAATTGACCGGAGGTACATATTGCCAAGTGCTGCAAACAGAGCAACCCAAGGAACTATGCCAGATGGCAACACACCAATAAGTTCAGGCATTGACAACACAAGGACAACAAAACTCAGGATGTTGAACCAGTAGGTTTTAGACTTGTACCAGATTTTCTCAAACATTAGATTAGCCCCTCAAAAAACGCTTTGATTTTATCCCAGAAGGCAACTACAACAACGGCTGTGGTTGTTACTGTGGTTACAGTTGGAACGGTTACTTTGTTAAATTTCTCACTTGTTGACATAAACAGCTTGCCCTCTGCCTTACGCCTACGTGTTAAGCCTCTGAGGACAAGACCACCAGCCTTATTCCACAACATAAGTCTAGCAGGTACGTCACTGAATCTTGACTTGTTTGTGTAACGTAGGACAGAGGACTTTCTGAAGTTTCCAGGGCCTACATTGTAGCAGAAGCTGACTAGAGCGCCAAACTGGTTAGAGTTCAATTCTACCTTTACAGCATCATCTACAGCCTTGGCATATTTCTGTAGGTCTTTTTGTAGCAGGTCTTCACCAAAGGCTTTGGTAATTTTCATGCCTGCCCTTACCTTGGGTGGCCCTGCCATTGAGGTGTGCCCATAGCCGATTGTCCACACGCCTACAGAGTCTTTGTATGCTTTGGAGCGCCAGCCCTCGAAGGACTTGATGAGGTTCATTGATGCTTTATTGAGTTTATACATGCTGTGGCTCATTCTCAGTATGTTAAGTTTAGGACGGCAGAGGCTATTGCTTCACTTCCAGAGGAATTACCCCGGTTTGTTGACACAGTCGTCCCTAAGGTATCATCTTCGTTGTAAAATTTATAGAAGACATGGTGAACGTGGAGAGATGCACCAGTGTCATAAACGTCATCTTCCGTTGGGCTGAAGCTTTCGCTGCTAGCGTTACCCCCAGAGTTAGCAGTCCACCCTGTGATGACCGTGGGTAGGGTCGCTCCGGTGATTGTGGCGTCCTGTTGGGTGGAGCTAGTATCACTAGTTTCTGCATACACACTAGCCCCGGTCAGTGGGGCATCTGGGCGAAGAACCACTGCGGAACCTTGGTTGGCAGTAGAACAGTATTGAATATTTCCCTCAGTACCATCTGAGACCTTGAATGATGTTCTAAACCCCCACGTGTCTGTAACAAGACCCGACGATACTGATGTGAATCCTGTGGGTGTTGATGGGGCGGAGGAAGGCTCATCAGCATCACTCCGAAAACATAGGATTAAATCCCCAGCCGCTACCTGACCACTTACAGAAAGCTGTGCACCACTTTGTGCAGACACTTCGTATTGAGTGGTTAAAGTTGTAAGGCCACCAGCAGCAGCGGCAGCGCGTCTTTGATGATGCCCGCTCATTCCCCGAACTCCGCCCTTGCCAGCAACAGCACCATAAGTGCCAGTTTGTTGATTACGTTTTTGGCAGAGGAGAGGTCAGTGACGTTGCTGTCAATGTAGGTGTTCACCTCCGCAGGAGACATGCTGATAAAGTTGCCGACGAAGGTGTCCTGTTTTACCTCAATCCGTTCAGCCTTGGTTTTCTCACGGGCTTGTCGCACCGCAATTTCTTCCGCGCTGGCTGGCGTTTCTTCCCACATCTGCAACCACACATCGTTGATGGTTTGCGGCGTACCTTCTGTGATATTCTTGGTCATGTCGTAAGCTGGTTTGGCAGTCTCGTTGACAAGATAAACGTCAAACTCTCTCAGCTTCGTGTCATCAGGGTCTCGCGGGTAACTGACGTTTGGGTTGTCCTTACGCAATTGTGCGAAGCTGTACGGATACGTGTCTACTTGACCATTTTTTATGAGTGCATATACCATCAGCTTAAATCTCCTAGACCTGCACCATAAACGGTGGTGTTCACTTTCCAAAGTTCAACTACAGAATAGCCTGTAGTCGCTAGTGTTGGTGCTGTCCCACCAATCCATTCGCCCACAAGGGAAGTCCATGTGATCGTGTATGCAGTGCCGTCATCGATGTGTAGTGTGACAGATTCTCCATCCCCCAAGCTATCCGTGGGTGTGCTGTTGCCGCTCAGTGTCCACGTCTGGATACCACCGTTAGCAGGGTCGATTGCTGGTGTGGTTCCTGTGACTGCGTAACGTGTTTCAATGACGGCCTTGACAGTAGGTTGTACGAAGGTAGGACTTGCAGTCGTAACCACAGATTGGTCAAGTGCTTTCACGTCAGCAAGGCTTGTGCACTCACTATCCATAAGGGCTCCTGCTGCGGTCACGTTTGTAACATCAGTTACGTCTGCACTTGCTTCAATACCATCAAGTTTTGTTTTATCACCATCAGCAAAAACACCTTCAGCTAGTGCAGCCTGAATGTCAGTACCCGGTTCTAGGCTAAGATCAGCCTTAACTTCAGCATACGACCTGCCCTCAATAGTACTGGCATCTGTGAACCTAGCAAAGTCGTTAGCCACAGGAGTGCCTGAAGTGATAACACCTGTGGTATCATCAGCAGTCACATAATACTGCCATGTAGTCCCATCAAAGACAAACAGATAAGACACGTTACCAGCATCACTGAGAGTCAAGTCAGAGCCTGCACCCCTGATACTCTGGGAGTTCCTTCCTATTGTCAGGTTGTTTGATGCCCAGCTTGAACTTGACCCCACACGCACCCAATCACCGTTAGCTGGTGTAGCGGGAAGTGTAAGGGTGAAAGCACCTGTTGTAACTGTGTCGCACAACACACTATTGTATCTTACAGCGGTGTAGGCTGTGGTTTTCTCAAGCCATGCAAGATTTGAAGCAGTGTCTGCCATAGCCTGCCTGATAGCATTGTTAATCCCACTAGGCGCACAACCTTCAGCTATATCGATAGAGTTGATAGTTGTGTTGCTACCTGGGGTAGTGCTGTATTCGTCTACGCCTGACATGGTTGCTTATCCTTTTTAACCATAGTGATTACCTTACCTAATGTATAGCAAGCTGCACAGAACACAGTGTTGTACAAGTGTCCGACATGCCACCTCTTACGTTTCTTCATAATGTCTTCACAAGCTACAGTTCTCAGTCTTACTACATGCTCAAGAGGCTTACGTACCCACTCTTTCTTGTCCTTGTATGCCCACTTGATTAGTGGCAGGAACATTGCATGGTAGCCAACCTCATGTGCTGGGCCTGTGTATCTCTTGGAATACAACAACCAGATTTTCTGCCTGTAAGACCCAAATCCGTACTCATTCAGCATTGCTGTACAGACAATTTTTGTAGATGCCTGCCCACCAGGGTTTGCACTACCTTCTCCAAGATGTACAGTTTTTACGGACCCACCATCACTTGTCTTAGAAGTAACTGTGTATGACCCATCACCATACTCACCCTTACCGGATACTACGCTAGTTCTGCCCCCTGGACTTGTGTGGACAGAAAATGAACCTGACCTTGAAGGGGCGTTGTGAGCATTTTTCACTTGTGTCATGTTAGGGTTGTTCTGATACATAGACATAGCCTGGTCAAACGTCCGTTTTGGCGCTGAATTGACTGCTCCAAATAACGCACCAGCGACAGCACCTAAAGGACCAGCAGCAGACCCACCTTTACCAGCAGCTTTTGCAATGTTAGTGAGTAACCCTTTTGTTCCATACCTATTTGGGTTGACGCCAAGCAGTTGTTGTACAACGGTTGGTTTTGCTGGCAAAAGACTTGGGTCTGTTAGGGTACTTATCCCAACTTGGGTTTTTTCTATAGCGTCTTTAGCATCAGTGTACTGCATACCATTTGCAGCAGGGTCAGTCCAATCCAGTTCTGTCAGCCCATTATAAAACCCATCGTTTGTTAACGAGCTAGTGTCTGCACTAAGTGCCATTGGCTCATAACTTATAGGTTGTGTCTGTTGTTGTTGAGGGCTTGTGTAATAACTTCCTCCACTATCAGCAGCTAAGTTAACATTACCTAAGTTAGATTCGTAGCTTCCTGCTTGGCTGGCTATAGGCGTTGATGGTATATCCCTGAAAAAGTTTTCTTGAGGGCTATCATTGCTAGGTGCTACCGACCTAACTTTAGCTGCAACAGAACTTGCTATTGGTCCCCAAGAAGCACCAGAAGCCGCGCTCTCTCTTTCATAGTTATCTTGCACCACACCTGTGTTATCTTGCGTAGTGTTTACTGAAGATGGGCCTAGAATATTGCTGCTTGAAGAACCGTCTTGGTACAACCTACCTTCAGACTTATGAATGTTTGTTGTGTTAAATGGGTCAAAAGCCCTGTCAAACTGACTTGACCTGTCCCCTGTGAGATATGAGGTATCTAAGCCAGCAGACGGTACATCAGGCCCACGGGCTACATTAGGTAAGGTACTCTTAGGCATATAGCCCTGCATAAGGGTTTCTTCATAGTTCCTGTCGTGTGGGGTTGACGCCCTTTGGTAAGGCTCTTGAAAACTTACAGGGGTTGTTTTAACAGGTGTCGGGGCATTAGGGAGCATACCGTTGGAGTCGGTTGACACTGATTGTACAGGGTTTGGCTTAAGTGCAAACTCAGGCGGATTAAACGGGGCAAGACCATTAGGTATACTTTCACTTGCCATTAAGCGTGTGACAGCATCTTCCCTGTCTACCCGGCCTTCTAATTCTCTCTCAGTATTGTAGCTACCATTTAAGGTGTCGGTAGGTACAACATTCTGCTGTTGGACAGGTGCATTATGACCAGTTCCAGGTACGAAAGGAGTGCCGCCTGTTGGAGGAATGTTAGAATCTACACTAGGTTCTTGTAACCCTTCAAATGTAGGTTCAGGAAACGCTACTCCAGATGGTGTCTGTGGCCCTTCAAAACCTGTCGGCCCTTTACCAGCCATAGGGTCTGCTTCATCTAAGATAGGCCCACCAAGGCTAGGGTCAACATAATGAGGTCTAGGCTTAGGTACAGGTATATCACCACCAGCAAAACTATCAGGTCTGAACGTAGGTGTAGTTACAGACGGTCTGAACGTAGGGGTAGTTACAGGTGGATCAGCAGGATAGTCCCCTACAGTAGGTAAATCATCAAAGTTGGTCAACCCTTTGTTAAGCTCATCGTTCAACAATGAATTGTACATAGCTTCTGGTGGTTTGACCCCTTGCTTAACCTCTTCCTCGGTGATGGCCTTTTCAACAGGGTCAACCCTACCTACCATTTTGTTGTATTCTGTGAAACTGTCAGTGTACCTGTTAGGATCACCTGCGTTTACTGCATTATCCTTAGCAGCAATATTTGCTAGTATGTGACTATCCCTACCAGGTGTTGGGGCAAGCTGATCTCCTCTTGGGTCTATGCCTTGGTCAATCTCAGCTTTAGCTATAGCAGCCTCAATAGGGTTACTAGCAGCCCTACCAAGTGCGCCTATATCTGTATCTTGATAACTAGGAGCTGCGTCAACAGAAGTTCTTGGGCTGGTTCCTTGGGGGATACTTGGTCTTTGTGTAGGAGCAGTCACAGGATCATGTTGTAGGTCTTGTGCCTCACGAAACGAGCCAAGTTTCTCTAAGTCTGTTAGGCCGGTATTCTCAGGGGTTGCATTGAGATCACCAAGCAATCCGTTGTATATTGGGTCAGTCGTTACATCTGAGAATGTTAGAGCTTCTGGTGTACTTTGCGTTTTACCCTTTGCTTCCTTAAACCAAGATTCTAATTTAGAGATTGATTTCTTAGGCTGTCCATAAGTGTTGTTAGGAAAAGATGCCCACACAGGGCCGACCCTATTTGCAAAAGTTTTGAAATCTCCTTTCAACAAAGGGTCAAGGGCCTTTTTTTGGTTTATTAAGTGTAGAGCAGCTATGTCTTGAGACTCTTGGGAAAAGTCTGTAAGACCAAGTTGAGACTTAATCCCATTCCAGCCATTTTTCTTTGTTCCGTACCAAGTGTCTTTCATAATCTGGTAAGGGCCAGAAGCAGAGGATTTCATTGTTTTCTTGCCAGATTTAGCTGACCAAACTTTATTTGGGTGATCTGACAAACTAGAATAAGAGTTGCCGTTGAATCCCTTTCGGTACGGGTCTGAAAATTCTGAAGTTCCCTCTGCCTTTTTAATAGTCTCCAATGCAGCTTTTACATTAGGGTCTTTCAAAGCCTTTTCAAGTTTTGCACGTTTTTCAGCCTTAGTAGCCATTAGTATTCCCCATCCGAAAATAATCCTGCACCGCTAGCCCCAAGTCCTGTGCTTAACAACCCCTTGTTCATAGGTGCTAGGGCTTCTTTCTTGGCAAACTGGTCAAACAACTTGTCTTGCAAATCATAGTTTAACTTACCTCTTTGCTTACTGTTTATTGCCCTTGACCCTAATGCTGCTGTAAGACGAGCTGCACCTTGCAGTCCCCTACCACTAGCAATATCAATAATACCTCCACTTATACCAAAAGGAAGTCTAGCTAGTGTTTTGATTGCACTTTTTGCTTTAGACGGGTCTTTAGCAGCATCACTCAATAACTTTCTTACCTCTGGTGGCAAACTAGTATCTCTAGCTAATGCCTTTACCTTATCAACATCCAAGACATCTTTACTAAGTTCTTTTTTTAGTTTTTCATAGGTTTTTGTGTTTTGATGCAAGCTGTTTCTAGTCTTTATATTATCCCAAGCTTTCGGTGTCACTGCCTTTTGCAGAGAATCCATGTAAGACTTTTTTATAGCAAGGGCTGTTGTGTAGTCCTTCCCACCTTTCCCCCTTGCTTTATTGACAGCCATGTTGATTTTCTCTAACATATCCATGCTGTCTTTTACTGTGAAATTTTTCTTAGCGGGTTTTTTAATAGCTTTTGTAGTCTTTGTTTCGTACCTAGGGTAGCCATCGTCATCCATACCAGAGTACTTTTTTGTAGTTTTTCCAGGAACTTTTGTTGGGTTACTGTCTTTCAAATCCCTTTCTAAAAGCCTGATCAACTTACTAGAGACTGAGTTTTTCGCATATCCAGACCCTTTTAACTTAGCCTTACCTTCGTCAATAGCATCTCTAAGAGGATTGTCTCTGACTGCTGTAGTGTCTTTATCAACTTTTTTATAGGAGTCAGGTTTCATCTTATGTACTTCATCTAGTCTGTCAGAATAACTAGAGGCCTTACTTTTCCCCTTAGCGAGCCAACGACCACTAGCTAAAATACCTGCACCAACAGGCCCAGCGACACCACCTACAAGGCCCCCTTTCAACATATTGTCTACATAGTCATCAGGTGTTGTGTCTCCCCTATCTCTACCGTGTGTAGACAAACCCTCATAAGCAGCACCAGCACCAGCGCCTTTAGCTGCAAGTTTACCTATGCCTAAGAGTTTACTCCCGCCCTTAACTACAGATGCAACCCTACCTACTTGACCAGCAACAGGAACAAATCCAGCGGCAACACCACCGAGTAGTTCAGAACCAGGTGCAAGTCGGCTGGTCTCATCCATCCTTTCACGGATAGACTCTAGGGTTTTGTCGTAGTCTCCAAGGTATCCACCACCAGTACCAATCCCAGCTAAAATTCTATCTGCATGGTCAGCAGTCAACAAATTAGCTGCACCTTGTACACCAGCCTCAAGTTGACGTGCAGTGCTTACTTCTTGTTCTTGCCCACCGAAGGCCTGTAGCATTTTGTTGCCTGCTTCTTCCTGAGAGTCAGCTTCAACATCATACATAGTCCCATCATGTTCAAACCTAAACTTAGCCACCTTGAGGAACCCTTCCTACTGGAGTTATTTTAAGTCTCTTTAATTCAGACTCTAAGTTTTTCACCTTAGTATCTGTCTTATTTTTTGATAACCACTCTTTGTAAGAAAGGCCACCTTCATCTGGGCGAGACTTCCTATTAAACAACCACCTACGATAGTTCAACACCTCTTCTACGTTTTTCTCTAAGACTTTGATGTCTGTAGTCTCTGGGTTTAGCGCAGCTATCTTGCTTTGCATTATTTTATGTTCAAACTCTGTAACCTGACCAAGGCCTGTGCTGCCATTAGGTGAGGCTTCCCTAAGTCTTCTCATCTCATCCAAACTTTGTGTAGCTAAAATAGGCTCCATAGCTTGTCTTATCCTACCAAGTGGAGTATCTGCGCTCAAATAATCTGCAATCCTCCCACTAAACGTACCCGGGCCAATAAGTTTTTCCCAAATTGGGGATTCTTTTTCTTTCCTTATAACAGCAAGAGCGTTCTCAGCAGACGAAATACCCATTTCAGAAAAAGCATCTTCATTAGCTTCTGAGGCTGACTTAGACTGTCCTTTACGGGAGGAATTTATCCAATCCTCTTGAGAAAATGGTAGCGTATTTCCAGTTTCCTTATCTAGGTAGTGTCCAACATTTTTAGATGTAGGTGCTTTTAAGATACGACCGCCCTTGTACGTACCAAGATTATCAACATTACCAAAAGTCTTAGCTTCGATAATATCTTTAATTCCTTTTGGAACTCCTTTAAGTGCCATGAGCCTTTGTGCATGTTTAGGAGTGATTGCACCTGACTCCAAGCCCATTTTTATGTACTGGCGCTTCTCATTTTCTTGGGACTCTTCTTGTTCACGAAGTTTATCAGCAGCAAGTTTTGTCCTTTTCTTCTCAGCATATGCAGGATTGAGGTTTGAGTACTCACCACCTATGCTAGTACCGCCTGCGCTAGGGGCAACACCTATAAGAGGATTACCAAACGCCTTTCCTGTAGCCTCAAACAACTGCTGCATACCCATGTCAGGTTTGTAGCCCATGATCTTATCCATCATGCTAGGTTGTCCAGCAGTCTCGTCACCACCCATCATAGCAGCATTAGGATTAGTCCCTTGCACTGCACCGTCAACAGGAAACTGGTCTTGGTAACTTGGTGCTTGACCCAAAGCTCCACTAGCATGTGGAGGGTAGCCTAAGCCTTGACCTTGGTTACTCCCCAAAGCTCCACTAGCATGTGGAGGGTAGCCTAAGTCTTGTACAGGTATAGGTGGAGGATTGAATGGGAACCTGTCTGGAGAATTATTTGCATTTGCAGGTAATGGAGTTTCTTGTTTTAGCGGCACATAACTAGGTAACGCCCTTGACCTTGGGTTCATACCAGCAGGTCGTACAGCTTTACTTTTAGCCCCCTTTTTTTCATAAGCCTCTTGCATCCTTTTTACCCACTCAGCAGTCATTTCAGGGGTCAGACCACGCATTGAATTAGCCATATCTTACACTCCTCCTAGAATAGGCTCCCTAACAGACCAAGACCCCCACCGATCATTGCACCTGTTGTACCACCACTAGCAAGTCCTGTCATAGCACCGCCAGCAGCAGCTTGGAACGGGGAAGCTGTAGGTGAAATAGTCTGGTTAGTTGTAGAGGAACCCATCTTACCAGCGCCACCAATCAAAGAGTTGTACTGTGCAAGTCTGTTAAGTTCCTCCATGTCAGCCTCGTTGTACCTACGCAACTGGTCATTAGCCTCTCTTGTGGCAAGGTCTTCGTACATACTACCGATACCCATCATATCTCTGTAGCCTGATGAAGCTGTGCTGTAGTCTGATGGCATTGCAGCAGCAGCACCAAACATATTTTGAGTACCCTGCTGACCAGCGTTGAATTGGTTCATCACAGCATCGTACTGGTTTCCATAACCTGTATTACCAGCACCAAAGAGGTCTTTAGCGGAGGATGTCCTGTTACCAAGACCCTGCTGTCCCATCTGGAACTGCTCTCCTCTTGCAGCATCCTGACGACCCAATTGACGACCATACTCATTAGAGTACATATTAGCTGTCAGGTCACCGATACGGTCTGCCATAACACCCTGATGCGCCCCTGAGCTATACCTGCCAGCTTTCATAGCCTGCTCGTTAACAGAGTTCATAGCGTCGTTCTGGGCTTCCCGTAGGTTCCTCTGGAAACCAGGATTACTACCATAAAGCTCATTACCAGCGGCTAACCCTGCACTCTGCTGTAGTGATGCCTGTTGAGCAGGACTTAGACCACCACTAGCATCCAATTGTGTGTTCATGTTCTGTAGAGAATTAACACCTTGCTGAGACTGTGCGTTGTAAGGGTTACCCTGTGCAGCATACCCAAGTTGCCCAAGAGATGTTTGTTGGGCAGCGTTCAATCCACCTGTGTCAAACATATTTGTGTTGAACGACATTGGGTTCTGTAGGGCGTTCTGGTACATCCCAGCAGTATCTTGTACCCCCTGCATACCCTGCATAGTAGCATCAGCATAAGGGATAACCAAACTCTGATTGTATGGGTTGTGACCTACACCAGCGTCATAAAGACTCTCAGCTTCCGACATACTCTTTTCGAGATAAGGTTGTGCCTCACTCCAAGGGTCTGTGTTGTTGATTGTGGTGTTTGTAACTTTTTCACCGCCGCCACCTGACATATTAAATCTCCAGTTTGTAAGTTTGACTTACTGTTTCAGCCTCAGGGAAAGTCTTTTTGTAACCTTCAGTGCCATCCCAAGTCACAGATGTAGCACCGTGGTATTTAGCCCAACCTTTAAGAAGTTCCATTGACTCTCTCATCCTAGTTCCATGTGTTGCATTTATATAGCATACTCGCTCACCACCCCAATTCTCAAAAGTAACCACACAAGCCATAAACGGCAGGTTTTCTTCATCTGAAGTGACCACATAAGTCTTATCACCTGTTATACAGCACCTGTAAAGATAATCAGGTGTAACCCTTCCACCTGTCCTGTTACAGGCTTTAATAAGGCCACCCGCTATTAAAGGCCACGTATCATCAACATTATGAGGGTGTATGGATTGTATCTTCATACTACCTTACGGGCTTCCTGTTCGATGACAACAACAATGCAATCAATAGAGCTGTTAGCAGATGCCTTACAGGTTATAAGGTCTCCCTCTTTCATACTCAGCAATGGCATGTTGTTAGAGTCCAAGAGAACCCTGCTATCTACAAGAATGTCTTCTGTTGTAGCAAGGCTGAAATATGTTGTTGTCGATGCCTGATAATACTCAAGGGTGAAACTTGCTGTTGCAGGACTTGTAGCACCTGTCTTGTTAGACAACAGAACATGGCTCAATCTTGGCGACAATTTAGCAGGACAGGTGTAGAACGTCTGTCTGCTGGTGGTCAGCTCAAGAGGCTTTGTTATCAGCCGTTCATGGGTTTGATGCTGTAGGATAGCCATTAGCGTCGTCCCCCATCTCTAACCTTGGCTTCAACACCGTGTATGTGGTTCCAAGGCTCGTCCTGTGGGATTATAGCCCTGAACCTATGGAGCCTAGCGTTCTCTCTGCATGGGATTAGAGCTGTGTCACTATCAGGAGTTCCCTCAGTTGACCAAGACCTAGTTCCTGCATGTGTGTCCTTAGTGCCTACCTTACCAGTGTGTGTAGCAGCGTCTGTAACGAACCTGTATCCATTGACAAACGCCCTACCGCCCTCATTCCCCAAGACCTGATCTGTAGTCTCAACAACAACATCCATAGGGTTGCCACTGAAGAATCCAAACTCATTGTTGCTGTCAAAGGCTGCAAAAGTAGGTCTTCCACCTGTCCATATCCTAGAGTCTAGTGATACACCAAGGGCATCAATTGAAGCACTGATAGCGTCAAGAGCCTCCAATGTGTATGCTGGGATAGACGCTGAGAACAGGTAGTTGTAGTTCTTGTCCATAGTAGTCCAGCGTTTAAGCTGCCAGTCATACCCTATGATACCCCGTGAGGCATCTACTTTCCTGTAGACCCACCAAACCATCTTGTTAACAGGGTCAGCAGAACCTTGAACCTCTGCTATATAATCAAGGTCAATGTCCTCTAGGAACGTCCTGTTTACCTTTTCAGCCCCAATAGGCTCAGGACCTTGGTTAGACAAATAGTAGAAGCCATCTTCATCTAGGAAGAAAATCCCATTGTTAGCAACAACAGAGGATAGGTTAGATACTGACCCCCTTGCTGTTGAGAGTTGTGAAAACGCAAATGTGTAGTCACCTCCAACATAATCCATCTTCCTGATAGCACGTTGTTGGAGTATTACAGCCCCACCTTCACCTGGTTGTGCAGCCCTAATGTCACCACCGTCAGGGAAATCCTGGAAATCTGAACCGTTAAGACCTACAGTCCAGCTATCAACATCCCCGATCTCAGACCACTGCACCCGTCTTGGTGAGCCGTCGATATACAACAACACGACAAACTCACCTACGTTTGTAACTGCTCTAGCAAGAGGTGCGGAGGATACATTAACAAACTCTGTCCCCGAAGTTAGATCAAACTTGTACAGCCCGTCAGTTTGATTTGTAGCCAACAACAAGTCACCCCATTGGTGAAACGACCAGTTATACCCTTGGGGGACAGCGTATGTGGTTGCTGCTGTGGACACGTCATCAAACGACAAAGTGCCTGAATTGTACTTGTACAGCTTGGTTGTTGTCCCACAAAAGATACTGTAGGTTCCAGATGAATCCAAGGTTGCAATAGCGCCTTTAACACCTGTAGGGAGTGCTGTAGCCACAGGGACGTGATTAGCTATTGGCCCCCAACCACCCTCAACAGGCTCTACGTTAGTGACAACAGTAGCGCCTGAAGGGTCAAAGATACTTTTATCTGGTTCGTAATCTGGGAAAGGTATCATCTTAGAATACAGGTCCAACATTGTTAACAGAGGTTGCCATAGACAACAACTCATTGTCTGAAGATGCGTTCAACCTCTTGATCATGTTCTCTACCCTTTGAGATGAAATCTGTAGGTCAGTGTCCATCTTGAGGTTCCTGTAGACTTCCATCTGGCAGGTCTCAAGGTAAAGGGCAGGGTACTTTGTCATCAACCAGTTTGTAGAGTTTGCCTCTAGGTTTGGTATCTCTTGGTAGTAGGTTAATTCAATGTCGTTAGAAGGCTGTGGAGCCATAGTAAGTGAACTACCGACAATAGTGTAACCAACAGCCAACCCAGAGATTGTGGTGTCAAAATTGCTTTCAAGATGCTCTTTCCCGTAATATTGTAGTACACGCCTTGGAGTAGCTTTTTCAACGACACTGTAAGCACCTAAAAAATCGCTAGGCAACGTCACACTGCCACTAGACGGTGTAAGGTCTGTAGAAGTGAGCATTTGCCTAGCTCTGAGTTCCAAGTTAAAGTGAGATTCAGCAAGCCTAACTACATCAGCATCTAGGTTAGTCACATCACTACGGCTGTCAACCCAAGCTGTGAGTGCTGTCTGTAATTCTGCGTAGTTAGATAATGCCATTATACTTTACCTTTTTGAGTCCTGTAAGGTCTGTTCTTTTCCTGGTTCAACCACCACTTTATATGCTCTTTATCGCCATTTTTAACGTGTTCGTTGAGTTCAGCAAAGTAGACGTTGAGAGGAATGGAGGCAACTTTAGCATCTAGTGATGTCCCGTTGTTCCTTACCATCCCCTTACCGTCTTCATATTCCTCTCTGTTGGCCCTTAGTAGAGCATCTTCATGGAGGTTTACCTTACGCTTGATAGAGATACCACCAAAACCATCACGGGGTCTCTCTATCCAATGTATGTCTTCTCTCCACACTCCATCAGGGTCAACTCTAAAAATCTCCCATGAACTTTCAGGTATCTGGGCAGCATCGAAACCCTGCTCCTTCAACTCATCATAGGTCATCGTGCCTCTCCGCAACACCAATTTTAAGAAGGTTTCTAGCTTCATCCTTATTTAGCATGAGCCTAGACCCTGCTGTAACTTTCCACCGTTCACCAGAGGCTACTTGGGTGATCTTACCCTTGTCATCAAGGACTTCAAATTCTCCATCAGGCTTACGTTCTTCCCAACCTGAGTTTGGGTCTTCCTCGTCCAACAACTCAAGAACCTTAAACTCTCCAATTGGACGGTAGTTTCTTACTAGCTTTACAGGGTACAATTTCTCATTCTGAGGGGTTGCTGTTGCAGTTTCAGTTGTGTCTTTTTTCTGAGGGCCGGGCATCCGGTGATCTCCTAATTCATGTGAGGGTTCAATTGTGGGTGTGAGGGCCACCGTTAAGCAGCCCTCACTTTTGTTATTCTACTGGTCAGCCCAAGTAGGAGTAGTGGCAGCAACAACAAGGCCGTTAATAACCCAGTTAGTGCCATCACAAGTAAACTCTACAACAGTACCAGGCTCAGGAGCAAGGATGTTTATAATAGAGTTAGAGTTACCATCTGGGCCAACAAACTCAGCAGCGCCAGCACCGATCTGCCACATTACCCCACCAAGGAAGTAATTGGTGTCAGAACCAGTATCGACTTGCCAATCCTGTGCATCCGTAGTTACTGCACCAATGATGAACTTATAGGTAAGCCCAGCAGCAGCAGTAGGAAGCGAAATGACAGTATCTGCTGTCAAATCAGGCATGATGTGCAAACGACCACTATCACGGGTCGAAAGCGTAACTGTAGCAGCGTCAGCTACAGACTTAGGGACGTATGAATCCATAATGTTATTCCTTTCTTATGGAGATTAGCTAGAAGCTGTCAGGCCGTAAAGGTCAGCAGCAACACCGTGTGCAGCCTCATTGTGGACACACAGGGTGTATTCACAAATCAGAACACGTTTTTCAGCATCACCCGTCTTAGCAGGCTTTTCCAACTTGATTGCATCAAACTCACCAAGAGAGACCATTTTAGGGTCTACAAGGAAAGCATTACGAGCTACAGCAGCACCAGCACGGGCCATCTGACGGTTAGGGATCATTGCGATCTCACCGAAGTCACTGAGGTAAACCTCTGCGCTTGCGATAATAGCGTTCTTTTTCCCTTTCTCAGCAGCATAGCGGAACGGTGCAACATTAGCATCGTCCATAAACCCTGAGAACACAGTCTTGACGTATGGGGACATCATCATTGAAGATGGGTTGCCACCATTGTTGTAGGTGCTTAGGATAGTAGCATCAAGGATAGCCTTGGTGAAGGCACGTTGAGTACCATTGGTAGCTGCTGAAACAGTACCGCTACTAAAGCCACCGGATGCACCGCCTGCTCCAAGATCGTCATTGGAAGTCAGCCATGCGCGGAAACCACCGGAGACACGGTTAGTTGCACCATCGCCAGTACCTGCACTAGAAGCAGTGTTAGACAACAACTGAACTTCCATGTCAGTACGGAGTTCAACACCTTTTTTAGCAACTTCGCGAGCCAATTCTGACTTACGACCAGCTTTGGAGGTCTTGTCCTGAGTACGTGAGATGATGAAGGTCTTGTTGGCAATCTGAGTGTAGTTACCTACGCGAGTGGTAGGAGTGATTGCATCATAGGACCAGTCGTCACCCTCTGGTTGGGCGTTAGTGGTTACAGGAGTAGCAAGCGTATCGGTCTGCCACTCAGGATGTACAGATGAAACTGACTTACGACCAATCATAGAGATGAAAGGTGTTTCCTCTGGAGTGATCTGATAAATCTTATCAGCGAGTTCTTCACGATTACCGATGGCATCGTAAGACTCGTATGTATTAGTTACTTGAGCCATTGTTTGATTCCTTGTATCTGGCTTTTAATGTTAAAGATCGAAATCCATCAGAGCATCAATAGCAGCATCAAGTTCACCAGTCTTAGCCAAACGGTCTTGTCTAGCCTTGCTTGCTGTAACTTTCTTAGAGACCTTTTTAGCACCAGGTTTAAGAATCTTAGGTTTGCCTTCCAACTTCTTTCTAGTCTCAGGGGCCGTACCTTTTAGCTGCCTGTAGGACATTGCATCCTTAGCCAACTTAGCGAAACGGTGATCCGTAACTTGATTGAGTTCTTCTACGCTATAACCATAATAAGGGACAAAATACTCCCCTAGGTCTTCCTTAAACTTGATAAAGCCTTCTTCAGTTCCCAATTCTGGAAGGGTTTCAACCATCATCCGTTTCTGGTCCTCAAGGAACATCTCCTGCTGCTGCTGCATTTCCTGCTGCTGCTGTAGGTTATACCTCTGGGACTCCTGCTCGAACTGATTGTACCCATTCATCCATTCATCGTAGTATGCCTTGTGACGCTGATATGCAGCAGGGTCTGTATCGACCATACGAACATCAGGTGGGTCAGGGGCAAACTGACGCTGGAAAGCTAAGAAAGTGTCTCTTTGCTGTTTTGTTTGCTCTGCGATATTTACTAGTTTTTCAGTCTGGCTATCAATTACACGACGTTCTTCAGCTACTTCCTGAGTCTTTCGTGTGTAGTCAGCCTGAAAAGATTTAACACGTTCCTGAAGTCTTGAATCGACAATCTCACCAAGGGTAGTCTGTTCACCTTCAAATTCTACGACCACATCATCAGCATAGGCGATGACATCTTCGTTTTCCTCCTCAGTTTCTTCAGACTCTTCGGTACTGTCTTCCTCGTCTTCTTCTCCCGTGTCGTCGGGGGTATCTTCATCCTCAGAGTCCTCTTCAGGTTGCTCTTCAACGTCGTCCTCCGCTTCATTTTTAGTGTCTTCTTCAACAGCCTTCGGATTGTCCTGAACATCAGGGTCCACAAGGGTCTCCAAACTTGAAACTCCTTCATCAAATGAAAGTGCTTCATCACCACCGACAGGCCCACTATTGGGTTGATTGCTCAGTGTCTGTTCTGCCATGATTTATCTCCTCATGGGCTTTTAGTGGCTGGCTCAGTATGAGTGCCTTCTCTAAACTTGTTTTAAGATGTACCTGTTCAATGTAGTGTGGACCTCATCCAACGCCACTATGACAGACTGTATCTTGATAATTTCTATTGCATCCTCTGGGTCTACAACACAAAGTTTGTCAGTGTATTCTGTTTTTGCCTCTTTTATAGCATGATTAAGAACGTCGTCATGCAGAAGCCTGTCAGCCTCTTTAGCCAAGTGTTCATCTTTGTACATACTAACGTCTGTCATGTTTCCACATATCCCCGAAAGAACTGCCAAAGTACTTTTTCCTTGACGACCGTCTATCATCATCGTCACTATATCGACTACGTCTTGAGAAACTGTCCATATCAAGGTCTTCCCAACCGCTGAAAAGGTCTTGCAGGATTGACCCGTTAGAGCCGCCACTCCAAGGGGTTTG